GCCTTGGGAGGGCGGACGAGCCCGGGCCTGTATGGGCATGGCTTGAGAGCCGGGACTGGCTTGGCGACACGGAGGGCGGGCGTGAAGGCGGCGGGGCCTGTGCTTAACGTCACGCCGGCGAGAATGCTGCGCTTAGCGAAACGATACGGCATTAAGACCGGCCAGCGCGGCGGGCAGAGCTTTGTGCGCTACCCGAGCGGGGCCTGCCTGCTTCAGTTCTCCCTCGAGGGCGAAAGGCACTACCTTCACCTCGGCACAGCTGGAGAGCGGGTGCTGCTCAGCCACGAGTGGGCGGAACGCGACGAGACACGGCGGATCAAGTCACGTTATGAAGTGATCCCTGTCCCACACGAGCTGCTGCGGGAGTTGGGATTTGTTGAAGGAGGAGCGGGCAATGGTGCGCAAATATAAAGGAACGCGCGAGGAATACGAGCAGAAGCTGGGCCGCGTTATGGGCAGACTCGGGGTGCGGGTATATGAAGCTTCGCAGATTTGCGACATACACTGCGCACAGAGCGCGGGGGTGAGGTGTAATGATGCGGAGCTCAATTACAGGATGGAGGAATTCACATGACTGATATAAACAAGGAGGCTAATAAAATGGATAACACTTATTACATCGTGCGCTGCGACCGCTCGGGCGTGTTCGCTGGAAACATCGTTGAGCGCAACGGCCAGGAGGTAACGATGTCGGACGCCCGTTGCCTGTGGTACTGGGACGGAGCTGCGAGCCTTATGCAGCTCGCCAAGGATGGCACGAGCAATCCGCGAAATTGCAAATTTACCGTTTCCGTTGATTCACTTACGGTCCTCGATGCGATAGAAATACTGCCCTGCACCAAAACCGCTGAGAAATCTATAAGGAGCGTTAAAGAATGGAGAGCATGAAAGCAGACGAGTTTGCCGCGCTTGCAAACCGCGACGGCTCCGGCGACGGCTACGGCTACGGCTACGGGGAAAAAATAGCCTCTATATCCGGGCAAAAAATATACGACATAGATGGTGTGCCAACAGCTATATATCGCGTAAAGGGGAATATCGCCAAAGGCGCGATACTGCAAAGCGACCTCACGTTTACGCCGTGCTTTGTTGTTAAACAGGATGTCTATTTTGCCCATGGCGATACTCTGCATGAGGCTATGGAAGCGTTGAGAGATAAACTGTTTGAGGATTTGCCGGAAGAAGAACGCATAGAGGCGTTTGTAGCCGAGCACCAGCCGGGCGTGGAATACCCTAACCGTGACCTGTTTGATTGGCATCACAGGTTAACCGGGAGTTGCGAGGCCGGGCGCAAAGCGTTCGTAGCAGACCGCGGCCTTGATATGAACGGCAGCACAACACCGGAGGAATTTGTCCACTTGACGCGCAACGCTTACGGTGGCGAAGTGATAAGAAAGTTGGAGGCGTACTATCATGTTGACTGACATACAACGCGCGATGCTAGGAGACCACGACGCAGCGGCGAGGCTGACGGAGCGAGGGGTGGCAATACCGTGCCCTTCATGCGCCGGTGCAGACATAAAAAGTATGTATGTCTGCGGAGAGTTTGGATATGGGTGTAGCGACTGCGGGACGATGGCTGAGTGGCACAGTTCGGAAAAGACGGCATTGGCCGATTGGAACCGCCGTGCCCCGCTGCTGACGCCGGGGCAGATGGAGATGCTGGATGTAATGGAGAGCCGTGCCGAATCTGAGGCCCTGAACGGAAAGCGGTTTGGACAAGCTAAACCGTATTGGGAGTATCGCGAGCCGCGGGTGATAAATTGCGAAAAGCTCGAAAGGGAGAGAGGACGGCATGAAGAAACTGCTGAAAAAGCTCAGGACCACGGCGGAGCGATGGAGGACCAGATGTTTTGAGGAGCTAGGTTTCGTACCGAGCGCGGAGCTTTACGCGATGCGTGAGGCTTACAATGATGAACTGCGTGAGCGGCTCATGCTCAAGCGGGATTATGAGAATCTGTATGAAGACTATCGCAAAGCCCTGGAGACGCCTGTATGGCGTTCTGGTTATGTGATCATGCCCTGCGTCGCTCGGGCGCAGGTGCGAAAGCTCGAAGATTCTCTGCTCATAGAGTCTGCGCCGGACGAGTATTTCAAAAAGGGGCTCAGAGAGTCGCTGATGCGGGCTGTTGAGGAGAAGATCATTTATAGGAAGGAAGAAACTCCGGAAGAAATAATCTGGTATGCAAGACTGAATGTGGCTGAGGAGGATTGAATAGTGGAAAGGCTGACATACTGGTGCGATGACGGACAAGGTGGCGGAGGATGGAGAGTTAATGTTGATGGACTAGAGCAAAGCGGCCCTCATGTTTGGCGACTTGCCGCTATCGAAAACATACTTTGCGGTGAGGACGACAAAGAGTACGACCTTGAGCGGCTTGAGGTGATACTCAACCAGCGTATGACGATGCGCGAGGAAGTGAGTCAACGATTCTCGGTGACGGCTAAGATACCGGTTGACAGACTGCGGGAGATAGTGGCTGCTGAGCGGGAGAGGAGCGCAGTGCTGGAGCGCCTTGGCGAATTTGGACAGTTATTCATCGATTACGTAGGTTGCCCGCGCGGGGCAATGGGAAGGCAGTGCGCCCCGCTTACGGAGGAGCTGCTGTCCATGCCGGTGATAACCGACGTTGACGGCGGGCGATGGCGGCCTGTTAACGAGGACGCTTTGCAAGAGGCGATTGCACTGCTGAAAGAAAGGCAAGGGTGAAAATGAAAATCACATTGAACAAGTACGACTATGCGACTATTGTCCGGAACTGCATGAAGGCTCGGGAGGGATATGACGGCTGCGGCAAGTGCGCGTTGGCCGGGGTATGCAGCGGGCCGGAGACCCTCGAGGATAACTGCATCATAGATAGAGAACCAGAGGCGGTAAATGATATCAGTAATCTACACTGACGAGAACGAGCGCGAGGTGGCGGAGTTTCTCACGCGTTCGCTTGAAGGGCTGGACATTGAGCGGTTTGGGTGGCTGGCGCTTGCAGCAGACATTGGCGGAGGCGAAGTACTGACAGGCTACTACAAAAGCGGCGTACAGGACAAGCTGCTGGCGGCGCTGCACATAATGAGCGATGGCCTGTACGGCATCGTGGATGCAAACTTTGATCGCCTCATGCGTGATCACGGATATGATGCGCCGGACGAGAGCGGCGAGGACAAGGATGTGTTCTGACCACAGGGCCCGCGCGGCGGGCCCTTTTGTGAGGACATATACTTTATTTTAATACGCGCGCGCACGCGCGTTATCAAAGGTTCGTAGAGGCCTAAGTTTACGGACGCGGGGGAAATATATGGGCTCGACCGGGTACTGGGAGATCCGCACATATGAGTGCGGGGGTCTCGGGGAGAAAACGAAATACTGGGTCCCCGGTGAGCCTCCGGCCAGGGGGCGGAAGCTCGGGCGCAGTTCGGAGCGGAAACAGCGGCAGAACGAGAACGACGCGACGCGCAGACTCAATCGGGAAATACACGCGAACTTCTCAGCCGGGGATCTGTTCCTCGGATTGGACTATGGGCCGAAGAAATATTCCGAGCTCCTCCGCAGGGCGGAAGCCAGGCAGGAGGCAGACCGGGCCGCCGGGCAGGAGCCGGGCATACTCGAGGACTATCTCCGCAAGGAGGCTAACCGCGAGCTGGACAATTTCATCCGCCGCGTGAAGCGCCGCCTGCCTCCCGGAGCGGAGCTCAAATACATAGCCGTGACCTCCGATATGGACGGGGAGACGGGCGAGGCAGTCCGCATACATCACCACATCATAGCCAACCGGGCCGCGTGGCAGGCCTGCGTGGAAGCCTGGCCGCACGGGGGCGCCTACGCCAAAGCGCTCAGCGCGCAAAAGGACTACACGCCGCTGGCGGAATACCTGCTGGCCCAGGTGCGCCGCCTGCCCGACGAGAAGAAGTACAAGCCCTCCCGCAACCTTGTAAGGCCTCAGCCGAAGTGCCGCGTCGTATGGAGCGGAGCGGAGCTGCGCGTGCCAAAGGGTTGCGAGCTGCTGTACCGTACGGCCTACTCGGGCAAACGAGCGGGGCAGTATATCCGCTATGCGCTGCCCTTCGCGCCGATGCGCAGTTAGGAGAGCGAGATGGCGAGGAAATTCAAGTATCTCCCCTCAGTACATAAGGGCTATGCCGAGCAGGGCATGATATTTTTTGCGTGCCAGAACTATGCACGGCAGACTGCGGAGGTGCAAAGTAAAATAGACAGACTGTGCCGCGAGGCCGGGGGCGAGTATGCTGACGCGCTCCGGGCCTATCTCTGCACGCCTGCGAGCTGGGAGGCGGTGACGACGGAATATTTCGTTTCGCCCTCGACGCTGGATAGAGTGAGACGACGATTTTTCGAGCTGTGGTAGAGCGCTCCCCTGCTGGGGGGGCGCTTTTTTTGCGCGCCTGAAAGTTGACGGTAACAGAGGGGGTAAGGCTGATAGATTGCAGATTGAGAGATAGTACGCGCGCAGGGAGGTGTTGGTCGTGGCGCGGGCCAAATATGCGGAATGGCTGACAGAACAGGGACTGGAACGGCTCGCCGAGATGGCGCCGCGGCTGACCGACGCCGAGATGGCGAAGGAGATGGGCATCAGCTCCTCGACCTTCTACGAGTGGCTCAAAAAGCACCCGGAGATGTCGGAGGCGGTGACGCGCGCACGCACGGGCGCGGATGCGCGCGCGAACAATGAAAGCGTCGAGCGGAGCCTGCTCGAAACCGCGCTCGGAGGCGTCCGGGTGCTGAAAAAGCCCATGAAGATAAAAACCACGAGCTTCGACGCCCGTGGCCGGCGCATCGACCGCGAAAAAATCGTGATGGCCGATGAAGAGGTTTATATCAAAGCCGACGTCAAGGCGCAGATCTTCTGGCTCACGAACCGCGAGCCTGAGCGCTGGCGGAACAGGGTGGAGGCCGCGATAGTTGACGACAACACCGTGAACTATGTGTTCCGCGAGGCCACGAGCGAGGAGGCGGCCGGCTATGCAGACTAAAGTCCTGCGGCTCAACGAGCGGCAAAAGCTGTTCTTCAAGGCCCGCCGGCGCTTTATAGGCTACGGCGGGGCGCGCGGCGGCGGCAAGACCTGGTCCGTACGCATGAAGGCAATGCTGCTGGCTTCGAGATACGCCGGTATCAAGATACTCATCGTGCGCCGGAGCTTTCAGGAGCTGCGCGACAACCACATACTCCCGCTGCAGATGGAGCTGCGGGACATAGCCCGGTGGAAGGAGCAGGAGAAGCGCTTTATCTTCCCGAACGGCTCGTACATCCGCTTCGGCTACTGCTCGGCGGAGCGGGACGTGCTCCAGTACCAGGGCCAGGAGTTCGACATCATCTTTATCGACGAGGCTACTCAGCTCACGGAATTCCAGTTCCAGACCTTCAAGGGCTGCCTGCGCGGCGCGAACGACTTCCCCAAGCGCATGTACCTCACCTGCAACCCCGGCGGAGTTGGCCATGCGTGGGTGAAACGGCTCTTTGTTGACCGACAGTATCGAGGCGACGAGCGCGCCGACGATTACGAGTTCATACAGGCTAAGGTGACGGACAACCCTGTGCTGATGGAAAAGGACCCCGAGTACATACACATGCTCGAGTCCCTGCCATATGAGCTGCGAGAGGCCTGGCTCAACGGCTCCTGGGACGTGTTCGCAGGCCAGTATTTCAGCGAGTGGGACCGGGACGTGCATGTCGTGGCGCCCTTCGAGCCGCCGGCCTGGTGGCGGCGCTACGTGACAATCGACTACGGCCTCGACATGCTGGCGGCCTACCTCATCGCGGTGGACGAACACGACATGGCCTATGTCATACGCGAGGTGTATCAGGGCCGGGACCTCGGCGAGAACGCCAGGGGACTCATAGTGAGCGAGGCGGCCCAGGCCGTGCTGGACATGGTGGGCGGCGACAAGGTCACAGCCTATCTCGCGCCGCCGGACCTCTGGGCCGCGCGGCAGGAGACCGGGCGAAGCGTGGCGGACATATTCGCAGAGCACGGCATTGCCCTCACCAAAACGAGCAACGACAGGCTGGACGGCTGGATGGCGATGCACGAGCGGCTGCATGTGTTTGAGGACGAGCACGGGTGGCCCGTGGCAAAGCTGCGCATATTCCCCCTCTGCACCAACCTCATCCGCACGCTGCCTCAGCTGCGCTACGACGATAAGCGGGTAAACGATGTGGCAACGGAGCCGCACGAGCTCACGCACGCGGCCGACGCTATACGCGGCTTCTGCGTATATTGGGTACGAGCGGCGCACATACAGGAGGCGCCGGCCCGGATGCAATGGACCAGGGACATGCTGGAGGAGAGCGCCGGCAAGAAGTTCGGTGCCCACGAGAATCCGCTGCTGGTTTCCGTCCGTTCCGGCGCCCGCGCCTCCAT